TTGAATATATGATTAGCACTGTTGACCTGAAAGAATCAACGAACACAGATACACAGATTATCCAAGAGGTTAAGCGTGGAAAAGATGGTGTATCTATCAAGCTGGCAGACAGACAAAAGGCAATTGATTGGCTTACGATGTTCTTCGAGATGAATCCAACGGATAAGCACCGGAAAGAATTTGATAAGCACAAGCTTGATCTGGAACTGCTTAAGCTGGAGATGCAAGCTAAAGAGAGTGCAGACGATACACCAGAGCAGGACAACTTCTTGGATGCGCTGAATGAATCAGCAAAGGAAGCGTGGTCAGATGATTGATTGGACAGATTTTGACCGGCGGGCGCGTAAACTAAAAGAAAATGTGATGAAAAATGCCATCCGGATGAAGCAGAAGTATAAGCAGAACGGATTTGCGTTTAAGCCATTTTCGAGGAAGCAGAAGCAGGTACTTACATGGTGGTGCAAGGATTCCCCGGTAAATGGAGAGGACGGAATCATAGCAGATGGAGCAATCAGATCCGGAAAGACATTGTGTATGTCACTAAGCTATGTTTTGTGGGCAATGACTACGTTTAATATGCAGAATCTCGGCATGGCAGGAAAGACAATCGGATCATTCCGACGAAATGTGCTGTTCTGGTTGAAACTGATGCTTCGGAGTCGTGGTTATAAGGTGACAGATCATAGATCTGACAATATGGTTGAAATCAGCAAAGGCGATACAGTCAACTTCTTTTACATATTTGGTGGTAAGGATGAACGGTCGCAGGATCTGATTCAGGGTATCACGCTTGCCGGGATGTTCTTCGATGAAGTGGCACTGATGCCGGAGTCATTTGTGAACCAGGCAACCGGACGATGTTCTGTTGATGGTTCCAAGTTCTGGTTTAACTGTAACCCGGACAGTCCGAGCCATTGGTTCAAGCTGAATTGGATTGATAAGGCTGATGAAAAGAAGCTGATCTATCTTCATTTTACGATGGATGATAACTTGTCTCTGTCGGAGAGGATCAAGGAAAGATATAGGGCAATGTATAGCGGCGTGTTCTATGATCGCTTCATCCTTGGCTTATGGGTGATTGCAGAAGGATTGGTCTATGGTATGTTCGACAAGGAAAGGAACATCTTTCATGGAGAGTATGCGTATAGCTCACAGTCGTCTTATTACCTATCCATCGATTACGGA